GCGGATCGGCGGCAGCGGCTCCTCGTCGAGGATCGCGTCGAGGTACTCGACCACCACGCGCTCCTGCAGGCTGTCGCGCGCCTGCACGCCGGAGATCTGGCGCGGCCCGGCGCTCGGATCCCCGTCGACCCAGAGCTGAGTCAGGTCGATCCGGGTCACCACCGCCGCCCGCGCGATCGCGCTGCTGAGGCCGGTCACCAGGCACCTCCCCGAGCCACGAGGGCCCGCTCGCGCTGGTCGGAGCGCCAGCCGTCCATCGCGACGCCGATCGCCGCGAGCCGCGCCTCCGAGAGCTCCTCGCGCAGGAGGTCGCGCTCCCGGCGCAGCTCCTCGAGCTCCACCGGCCGCCAGGCGTGGCGGGCCTGGAGGTCGCGCCCGCGGCGCTGCTCGATCGTGCGCGGGTCCTCGGCCAGGCGCCGCGCCTCCGCGAGGCACAGGAGCCGGAACGCTTCGGTGCCCCGGCCGATCAGGTACCCGAGGTCGGGGTTCGTCTGGGCGCGGTCGAGGAGGTAGGTGACCACCTCGCGGTGCGCGCGCTGGGTGAGCTCGTCCATCACGGTCTCCAGGGGTGCAGCCGCAGCGCCTCGAGGCACGTGCGGACGGTCAGCAGGGGGTGGGCGTCGGCGCGGACGCCGCCGCGCCAGGCGGTCTTCCCGGTCTCCGCCGGGGTGGGCTTCGCGGGGTCGCCGAAGGCCACTCCGCGCTTGGAGGCGCGCACGTCCACGTCCCTGTGCACGGCGTCGCCCGTGCCGGTGTCGCGGATGAGCACCTCGTGGAGGAGCCGCGGCCGGGTGCCGTCCTCGAGCAGGTGTTCGACGCGTACCCGGATCACGGCCACACCGTGCCGAGGGCAGCGTCGAGGTGCGCCCGGGCCGCGGCCCGGTGCTCGAACGCCTGCGCCAGGGCCTGCACGGAGTCGGCGGGCTGGGTGGCGTCGTCGAGCAGGCAGGCGAGCAGCGACCGCGCGTCGCTGAGCTGGTCGATCAGGTCGAGCAGCTCGACGCGCACCGCGGCGACCGCGGCCTGCCGATCGGTGGTGCCCTCCTCGAGCGCCCGCAGGACCTGCAGCGTCTCCACGTTCCGGCGCCCGGCGGTCACGACGCCCCCCGGCGCAGCGGAGCGCGGACCAGGAACGGGGCGGCGCCCTGGGCCAGCACCTCGGCGGAGGCTCGATCCTGGCCGACCATCGCGGGGTCGGCGAGGTAGGCGCCGCCCAGGCCGGCCGCCACGATGATGCTGCCGAGGTGCCCGCCGCCGCACAACCAAAGGTCGCCGGCGTGGACGTACACCTGTTCGTCGCCCTCCTCGTCCCCCTGGGCGGCAGTCGTCAGGATCTCCACGCCCTCGAGACAGTCCGGGCACCCAAGGGAAGCCTCGAGCCACCGATGCCCAGCCGGCGTCGGAGTGATGGTCACGGACTCGACCGCCGGGTGCTGCGCCACGTCGCGCGCCAGGGCCAGGAGCTGTTCGGGAGTCCAGCCCGCTTCGACGTCGCGCGCCAGGGCCTGAATCTGTTCTGGGCTCCAGTGCGGGCGGTCGCTGCGCAGGTCGTGGTTCGGGTCGTCGCGACGCGCGAGGAGATCCTCGAGCTCGTGAAGGCGGGCGGCGGGCACCTGGTAGGCGCCGCCGTCGAGGACGGGTTCGGCGTGGACGACGATCGCACGGCTGGCGTGCACGATCTGGTCGGTGAGGGTCACGGGTCTCTCCGGGTGAGGGCGGCGGCGGCACGGGCCCGTCCCTCCCGGCCCATGAGGACCAGGACGACGGGGACGAGGAGCAGGAGGAGCCAGGCCACGAGGACGGAGTCCACCCGGGCGGGGCCGTAGAGGGTGCTCAACACGGGACCCCCATCGGGGCCGGGCAGTCGCAGCCCTGGGCGTCGAGGGCGCGACCGCAGTCGTAGCAGTAGGTCGAGCGGCCCTGGGCGGGCGGCGGGAGACGGACCCACAGGCCGAAGGTCGAACAGTTGCCGTGCCACGTCGGGCCCGGCTCGCACACGGCGTCGAGCGGCGCGACGTAGAGGCCGTCGCACCACCACCGCCGAACCTCGTCCACGCTCCACGTGTCGTGGCAGGTGGGTTGGTCAGCCATGGACCACCTCGACGCCCCGAGCGACGGCGCGCACCCACTCCGCAGCGTCCATGAGGCGGTCGGCCGCGCGCTGCTCAGCGTCGGCGTCGCGGTGCCGGCGATCGAACTGCCGCACGAGACCCAGGGCGAGCCGGGACGGCCGCAGGAGCTCGAAGCGGCTCACGTCGAGGCGGCTGCCCTCGTGCTGGCCTGCTGGGTCTGCCCCCCCGTACGGGGTCTCGACGCCAGCCCCGAACGGGTACCGCACGCACTCGACCGTGTAGCGAGACAGCCCGGAAAGGAGCTCGTCGTGACGCGCCACCACGCGCACCACGCACCCGGCGTACCTGCCTGCCACCCGAGCGCGGATGGTCGCGATGTCGCCCGCAGGAAGCGGACGCCAGGCCTGCAGCCGAACGTCGGGTGGTTCGGGATCTCGAACGGGAACGGCGTCCATGGGGGCTCCGACCACACCACGTTTTGTGGTGTCGGCCCCCATGTTGTAGTCCACAGATTGTGTGGCCGCAAGTGGCCCACACTACGGATCCGTCAGTCGTCCGTCGGATCCGACGCTTTCAGGAACTCCGCGGTCCGTCTGATCTCACCGGGTGTCGCCCGGAACATCCACTCGACGATGCGCTCGGCGTCCGCGAGCTTCCTGGGATCGAGCCGGTTCAGCGAGGCCGCGAGATCGGCCCGGTCCGGCTCCACCATGACCGCGCGTCGCTGCGACTCCACGGGCTCCAGGTTCACCACCAGGCGCATGCCGACTGCCCGCGCCCACGCTGCGAACTCGTCGATCCTGGGCTGCCGCGCCATGGTCTCCCAGTTTGAGATCCGCGTCGCCCGTGCCCGAGGGTCGGCGTCGTCGCCCTCTTCTTCCAGGAGGCTCCGCACCACGTCTCGTTGGTCGAGGCCCATCTCGGCGCGACGCGCTGTGAGTTCCTGGACAAGCCGCTCCCACACCTCGTCCGGCCGCAAGCCCAGCCGCTCGCGCTTCTCCGCCAGCACGATCCGGAGCCCCTCGGTATGACCGGGCGCCGGTCGATCATTGGGCGGTAGAGACGGTCGCTTCCTGCTTCCCATCCGACCTTCGTAACCAGTCGACGATCCACGATCTGTGGACGCTGGTGGGGTCGTGTGGTAAACCACGGACTGTGGAGCGCGAGCATGGCCGAGCCCTTCCGTCACCTCGGTGACTTCCTCCGAAGCCGAGCGATCGCGTTCGGCTGCGTCGACGATCACGGTGCCGCCTCGGCCGCGCTGTTCGCCTCGCACCTGAGTAGCTGCGGCATCGCGACGACCACTCGCGCGGTCGAGTCGTGGTTCTACGCGGAGCGGGCGCCGCGCATCGGCCGGATGGAGCGGATCCTGGACGAGCTCGGCGTCCACGGCGACGACCGGCTGCTCGCGTACCGCCTCGCGGCCCGCGTCGAGCAGGACGTGACCGACGAGCCAGCCGCCCCCGCAGTCGCCTCTTGATGGCACGGCTCCTCCCACCCCTGCACCGTCCCACGTCGAACTCGCACAGGCCAGCGCCGATCGCATGCGAGGAGGCCCCGTGATCCGAAGCTACCCCGCCCTCAATCGCCGTCAGCGCGCCCTGCTCACCGCGGTCCACCAGCTCGGCCTCACCACGGACCTGGCGCTCTCCGCCGCGGCGGTGGGGGCCGGGGAAGACGCCCTCGACCAGTCCGCGATCGTGCGCTGGCGCAAGGGCGAGGGTCACGCCCCGCTGGGCCTGCTGCCCGTCCTCCTCGACCACGTCGACGACCCGGCCGCGGTGCTCGACCTCCTCGCGCGCCCCCTCGGGCTGCAGGTGGTCCCGGTGCCCTCGACGGCGGGCCTCCGCTCCGTTCAGACGGAGGCGCTCGAGGTCGTGGCTGCGGCGATGGCGATCGTCGACGCCCACACCCGCGGGTCGTCCGCCGCGCAGATCGTGTCGATGGCCCGCACCCTTGCCCGCGAGGCTGCCGAGCTCGGCGCCGCTGCGGGTGCGGAGGCGAAGTGAACCTCGATCACCTCTCCCACTCCCGGACCTGCGCCGCCAGCACGGCGACGGCGTCGTCGGGCAGTCGGGGCAGCACCGCCAGCAACCGCGCTGCGAGCGCGAACCGCTCGGGCAGGGATGCCGGCGGTGCCGTCAACGGCAGCACCGAGCACGACAGCTGGACCTGCAAGGCGCGGGCGATGCCCTCGAGCGTGCGGATGGTGGTGTTCTGGCCCTGCTCCACGCACCACACGAGCTGGTACGACACGCCCGCCTGGACCGCCACCTCCCGCATGGTCATCTTGGCTGCCAGCCGTGCAGCGCGAAGGTCGGCACCGAGCTGGCGCACGTCAGGGCTCGGATGGCGTCGCGATCGGCGCCGGGGTTGGCGGCGCGGGCGGGCGGCTGACCGGCAGGTCCACGGGGTAGCCGCTGACCTCGTAGCACACGTCGATCCCCACGAGGGTGTCCCCGACCGTCGTGACGCCCCACAGGTTCACCACGCGGTTCCACCGCTCCGTCCGGGTGCGCTGCACCACCAGCTGGACCAGCGCGTCGTGCTCGCCACGGGCCCGGTCGATCAGGCGGCTGACCACCGCGGGCTCGCCGTCGTCGCACACCTCCGCGACGGCGAGCGCCGGGACCACGGTGTAGTCGGCCGGCAGGGGCCTGGAGGTGCTGGAGACGGCGACCTCCTCGTAGTACTCGATCGCCACCGTCTTCTGGTTCACGCACCCCACCAGCGCGACGAGCACGGTCGCCACGATCCCGATCCTGGTCACCATTCGAGCCTCCAGCAGGTAGACGCGGCCGAGTCGTCGATCGGACACGATCCGCGCACGGTACGGCAGGACTGTCGCTGGCGCCAGTGGTGTGCGGCGTGACGCCCCGCGTGTGCGCCGGCTGCGGCGCCCCCCTCGACGACCGTCGCCCCCAGACGCGGACCTGCTCGGACCGCTGTCGCCGCCGCGCGTCCCGCCAGGGCCGCGCCGAGGAGCCCTACGAGATCACCGCGGAGGATCGCGCCGCGATCGACCGCGTCAACGCCCGCCTCGACCTGCTCCCCCGCGAGCTGCGTCGCCCCCCGCTCACCCCGGACGAGATCCGGGCACACGTGGCCGCCACCGCGCGGTCCACATGAGGATCCCCGTGAGACAGCCCCCCGAGTACGGGCCGCAGCCCGCCCCCATCCACACCGCCACCGGCCGCCACGTCTGGTACCTCGAGCCCTCGCGCACGGCGGTGGTCGAGCACGACCTGTACACGCACCTCTCCCGGCAGTGCCGCTACGCCGGCGCGGTCGACTGGACGGTGCTCCAGCACCTGGCTCTCTGCGTCGAGCTCGCCCGCCCGTACGGCCCCGACGTGATGGCGTACGCCGCCGCCCACGACCTCCACGAGGCGTACGTGCCCGACCTCCCCTGGGCGCTGTGCCGCCTGCTGCCCGGGTACGCCGAGCTCTCGAACGCCTGGGAGCAGCACGTCCACACCTCGGTGGGGCTGGACTGGCCGCCGCCGGTGGCGATCGAGGAGCGGGTCAAGCGGATCGACATCCTCGCGGTCCACATCGAGGTGCACGCGGTGCCGTCGTCGGTGGCGATCCGCCAGGCGCTGGTGGAGACGCACGGCGCCCCGCCCTCCGACGCGCTCCTCGACGCGGCCCGGGCCTGTCAGGTGCGCCCGCGGGGCCTGTGGGCGCGGGTGTGGGGTGCGCTGCCGATCGGGAAGCGCGGCTCGGCGGTGCTCGCGGGCGTGGACCCAAACTGTGACATCGAACCGGGACCGGGCGGCGTGCACGCTGTCACAGTTTCCGCGCCGGTGGCGACGTGACGCCGCTCGAGCGCCGGGAGCGTGACAGGGCCCAGACCCGAGAACTGCAGCAGCGCCGGGAGGCGTCGACGCTGCGCCGGATCCCCCGCAGCGGAGCGACGCCCGAAGAGGTGCACGACCGGCTGCTGCTGGCGGGCACGCTCACCGGCGGGACGCCACTGGACGTGACGCGCCGTGCGCTGCGGAGCCTCGCCGAGCGGGGCGAGGTGCACGAGCTGGCCGGGGTGTACTACCCCAGCGGGGCCCCATCCCAGGGGCCGAGGACGGGGGCGCCAGCCCTCGGCGAGGGGAGCGTCGCGATCGACGCTGCTCCCGCACCTGGTGCGACGGCAGGGTCCGAGCCGTCCGCTGTCCTGCATGCCGAGCCGGCCGGTGAGTCGGTCGTCACCGTCCCCCTGTCCCTCGGGTGCGCGCTCGAGGGAGCGGACGCTGGCGACCACGGGTCCACGGACGGGGCGACTGGGGGCGCCGCACCCTCCAGCGTGGGCGACGAGTCGCCTGGGCGGGTGGCCGCCCCCGAAGGTGTCGTCGTCGTGCACAGCGGCGACATCCCGCGCTCGGACGAGCCACCCGCCGCTCCCGCCGGCGTCACCGAGCCGTCGTGCTCGGAGCGGGCACCGTCTCCCCCGACCACGCCCCCGGAGCCCTCCATGGACGCGCCCGCGCCGATCCCCTCGAACCGATCCGACGGCCGGTCGTTCCGCCTGGCCCGCGAGGGCCTGGGCCTCAGCCAGATGCAGGTGGTGCGCCGTATCGGGATGCCCCCCTCCACCCTCAGCCCCCGGCTGTCGATGTGGGAGCGGGGTCGCGGTGGGATGTACCCGGACGTGATCCCGAAGCTCTGGGCGGCGCTCGGCATCGACGCTGCGCCTCCGTCGCCCCCCTCGCCGAAGAGCCCTCTGGGGGAGGTCGCCACGGCGAGCGGGGGCGATCTGTCGTGGACGGCGCCGGCCTGGCTCGCCGAGGCGCTGGACCTCGACGACGGCGACCCCGCGGGCCGCGAGGAGGTGGAGGCCGCTCTCCGAGGCTACGCACCGCGGCGTGACCCGGACGACATCGTGCGGCGCTTGGCGGAGGCGCTCGGCATGGGTGCCCCGGCGTCGGTGACCGCCGATCGGGTGCTCGAGGAGGCGGCCGGGCTCACTGCGTCGCTGGACACCTTGCACGGCGAGCACGCACGCGCCCTCACCCTGGGCAACCAGCGCATCCACCTCCTCGAGCAGCAGCTCGCGGGAATGCTTCTGGAGCGCGACGCGGCTGCCTTCCGAGCCGACCAGGCCGAACCGTTCATGGCCAAGCTCGGAACGCTGCTCGACGACGTACCCGCGGCCCAGCGACTGCAGTACATCGAGATGATCCTGCAGCACCGGTCGCGGTGCTCGGCGTGGCTCGCGCAGATCGACGCCGCCCTTGGCTCGGACTGCGACCGCAGCCAGGCGGAAGGCTCATTAGGGGAGGTGGCCCAGGAGTGGCGGCTGGCGCAGATCGCCGAGGTCGCCGCCCGGGCCGACGAGGCTGCCCAGGTCCGCCGCGAACGGGACCAGGCGCTCGACCAGCTCAGCATCCGGGACAACCGCCTCGCGGCTGCGGAGCACGGGGCCCGGGTGATGCAGGCCGAGCGGGACGAGTGGCGCACGCGTGCCGAGAGCCAGAAGGCGCCGGCGCCGCAGTACTTCGTGGCCGTCGACTACGGCGACCGCCCCGATCTCGACCTTCTCGACGAGCTGCGCAGCCGCGCCGCGGCCTCCGGGCTCCGTCCCCCGCTGCGTGGCGGGCACGCAGCGTTCATCGCGTACCTGACCGGCTGGCTCGAGGCGCACGGCGTGATCACCGCGCCGCCCCCCGACACGCGCCGCGCCGCCCCCGAAGCGCCGCAAGACGAGGAGGGGCCATGTCCGGCGTGACCAAGCCCGACCGAGACCCCACGGGCCCGTGGTCACACGACTACTGGCCCCGCGAGCAGCACGAGTACATCCGGGAGCTCATCCAGCGCGACCATGGTGGCGTGCTGCCCGCCTGGGCGCGGGCGGCTGACCTCGTGGCCCTCCACGACTTGGCGCAGCACCCGACCGCTCCCGAGCCTGTCCCCGGCCGCCGCCAGCTCGAGAAGCGCTGGGGGGTCGGCGAGCGCCCCACCAAGGACTCGATCAAGGCGCAGGGCTGGCGCCAGAAGGCCGCCGCCGCCAAGGTGAAGGTGATCGAGCGGGATATCCGTCCCCGTCGGCGTCCCGCTCCTGTCCCCGCGGCGTCCCCGCCACCGTCCCCGTCGGCGACGGTCGAAGCCGTGGAATCGGCGTATCCTGTCCCCGCTCCCGTCCCCGCTCCCGTCCCGCCGGCGTCCCCGTCGGCGTCCCCTACGCGCGCGCGTTCCTCTCACGGGCCCTACGGTCCTACGGTCCTGTCGGGGGAGGGGGCGTCCTCACCCCCGGCACGACCTCCCGGGCTGACCACGACCGGGCTCGAGCGCCTGGCCGAGTCCGACGACCCGGCCGTGCGGGCCGCCGCCGAGGGCTCGCTGCGGCTGCTGGACGCGGGCACGGCCCCGCCGCCCGAATGGCGGACGCTGCCCCCGCCGGCCCAGGCCCAGGCCCAGCGGCGGGCCGTCGAGGAGCTGGTCCGTCGCTGCGACCGGGCCGGGGTGTCGCCTGCCGAGCTGCTCGAGGCGTGCTCGAGGTACCGCGACCGGTGGTGGCCTCGGGCCGGGCAGCTCCTCGACCTGGTCGACCACCGGCGTGCCGAGCTCGCCGCCGCGGAGGCTGCCCGCCAGCTCGAGCTGCCGGACGCCGACGACGGCCTCGTGATGCTGGCGGTGGCCCGCAGCGCCGCCGAGTCCGCCTCGCTGCCCGTTCTCGAGCGCGAACCGGAGCCTGCGCCCGTGGTGGGCCTGGCTGCGCTCGAGGCCGCGCGCCAGCGTCGGGCAGCTGCGGGCGGTGCCACTTGAGCGGCAGCCTGCTGACCCACCTGCCATCGTGCTGGCGGGTCCTGGTCGACAGCACACGGAACACCTTGGTGCTGTTGCACGATGGCGGGCTGTGGGTCGAGATCACGCCGGAGGCGGCCCTGGTCGAGTTCGACGCGCACGCCATCAGCGTTCTGGTGCAGGCGTTCGCCACGGCCGTCGCAGAAGGGAGGGTCGGCAAGCACACGGCCTGGAACCGAGCGGAGGACGGGCGATGCGTCGAGGCACGGCTGCTGCCCGTGGCCGAGGAAGGCCCACGTGGGTGACGTGCCGACGATCGATGCCTGCCCGGTGTGTGGCCGTCTGCATGTGACGCCCACGGAGGGCGCCGCCTGCGACGACTGCGACCCGCCCCAGCCCGAACCACCGCCAGCCATGGCGAGTGGCGGCATCGTGACCCGCGGCTCGCTGCTGCTCCTCGTCGGCGGTGACGCTGTCGACGCGTTCCGGTACGGCCTGCATGACCTGGCGGCCACGCTTGCGACCAAGCTTGGGCCGCTCCTGCGCGACCCTCCTCGGGCGTCCGCCCTGTCGATCACGATCCCGGACCTTGGCGGCCTCCGCTCGATGCTCGACGACGTTGCGTCGAGGCCGGTGCCCGCGCCGTGGCCCGCCATGATCATGAGCCCACCCGACTTCGCGAGGATCATCCGGGCGGGCGCCCAGGGGCAGGGGAAGACCTTCGTAAACCACGCCGGCCTGCGCGCTCGCCTGCTCGGGCGCCTGCGTCCCCGTCGGCGGGCCTGGCGCCGCCCCTGGTCTGGACGGCGCCGGTGAACCTCGCGGCCGCCATCGCCCAGCTCCTCGACCTCGTGCGCGAGGCGGCGCAGCGTCGTCAGCTCGCCCCGAAAGACCTGGCGATCCGGCTCGGTGTGCACGAGCGGACGGTGCGCCGGCTCCTCGCGGGCCAGACGGTGTCGCCCGCCCTCCTCGACCAGGCCGCGAAGGTGCTTCGGGTGTCCGCCGAGAGCCCGCGGCCGCTTCTGGCCGCTTCTGGCCGCTCCGTGTCCACGGCTCCCGTGATCGGCTGGAAACAGGCGGCGCGGGTGATCGGGGTGCCACCCCGCACCCTCCGCCGGTGGCGAGCTCGCCACGGCGTGCCCCGGTCGCACCAGCCCTGGTGGGCCGACGACGACGCGTGCCGCACGTGGTGGCGCTCCGTGGTGGAGGCGCCTTGAACGCGTGCGGATTTCACCAACACCCAGGATCCATGGGACCACGTCCGTTTCGCTCTCCCATCTGCGCCACGGCCGTTATGGCCCCTGTGAGGCCGGACCGTGGCGGCAGATCCGACCCAGGCTGAGGTGCTCGCGTGGCTGGTCCGGACCCGTCGCACGCCGGCAGACGCGGTCGACCACTTCTGGCCCGACGCCTCTCCCTCCGACCGCCTCCGCCACGGGAACCGCGTCCGGCAGTGGGCCCACCAGGCCAGGCGGCGAGGGGAGCCTGCTGCCCCGCCGAAGCACACCTCGACGCCGCCGGGGGCGCTTGAGGGCGACGACGACCCGGAGGAGGACAGCGGCCCGAAGGTCCCGCGCCCCGAGCTCCGCCCCGAGGTCGCGCAGCTCGACCGCGTGGCCTGGCTCGAGGGCGAGCTGATCGAGCTCGACGCCGACATCCGGTGGGTGCGCGCCCAGGGCAAGCCCGCCCTGGTGAGCAAGCTGCACGCCGAGCTGCGCGCCGTGCGCGACGAGCTCGACGAGGCCCGGGCCGACCGACAGAAGGTGCGCTCGATCGACCGGACGCCCGCGGCGGTGGCCGAGGCGGCCGCGAAGCGCGCGTCGCTGCTCGAGCGGCTGCGGGCTCGCCGGCTGCAGGCGCAGGACCCCCGCACGAGGACGCTGTGAGCGACCTCGACGACGAGCTCATCGAGCTCGGGTACGACCCGAACGATCCGGAGCTCGAGGCGCTGCTCGTCCAGGACCAGGCCGCCGACCTCGAGTGGCTGGACCAGGTGGGCGCCAGGTGGCCGCTGTCGGTCTCGATCCTGTGGGACGCCGAACGCGCCGCCTGCGACCAGCGCCGGGCCGTCGCCGGCGCCATGCTCGCGCCGAGCCTGGGCATCATCGTCGGGGGGAACCGGAGCGGGAAGACCTCCGGCATGCTCGACATGCTCGTGGCGCACGCCCTCGGCGGCGACCACCCCGCAGTCGTCGAGTGGTGCAGGCAGAACGGGCTTCCCAACACCATCCCCCCGGGGCCCGCCGAGGTGTTCCTCGTCGCGCAGTCGAGCTCCGACTCGATGCGCTACCACCGCCCGGACATCGACGAGCGGATCGGCGAGGGCAAGGAGTGGACGAACCGGAACGGGAAGGGTGAGGCCCTCCTCACCATCCGGGTGCCCGGGTACGACGAGCCCGCCAAGATCTGGTTCAAGTCGCTGGACCAGAAGCGGAAGTCGTTCCAGGGCGTGTCCCTGAGGTTCGTGGGGATCGACGAGGAGCCGCTCGGGGAGGAGGGGCAGGGAATTCTCGACGAGTGCCTGCTGCGCGTGGCCGACCAGCGCGGCCTGGTCGTGATCTCGATGACGCCGCTCGCCGGCCTCACGTGGATGTACGACCGGTACTTCACGGGCAAGGAGCAGCCCGGTGTCCGGATCTACACCCTCGACACCCTCGACAACCCGCACCTCCCCCGGGAGTTCTTCGAGGCGCTGTTCGCCGGGCTTGACGCCGACGCGGTGGCGCAGCGCCGCCACGGCCAGTTCCGCTCGAGGAGCGGCGCCGTGTACCAGGCCTGGGCGCCAGGCGACGGGACGCGGTTCGGGCCGGGCCACGTGTACGACCCCGAGGACTTCGAGATCCCCGCCGACTGGCCGAGGTACCGCTGCGCCGACTTCGGCCTCCGGGTGCCCACCTGCGTCCTGTGGCTCGCGGTGGGGGACGACGACACCGTCTACGTCTACGACGAGCACTACGAGGCCGAGCGCACCTGGGACGAGCATGGCGCCATCGCCGCCGAGCGGGAGCGTGGGCAGTCCGTCCAGTGCGGGTGGGCGGACCCGAGCGGCGAGGAGGCGATCGCCACGTTCGCCGCTCACGGGGTCCTGTTCGCGCTCGCCAACCGCGAGGTGAAGGCGGGGATCGACGAGGTCAAGGATCGGCTGCGGCTCCAGAAGGACAACCGCCCCCGGCTGAAGGTCTCTCGCCGGTGCGTGAACCTGATCCGGGAGTTCCCCGACTACGTGTGGGATCCGAACCGGAAGGACGACGTGCCCGTCAAGAAGAACGACCACGCGCTCGACGCCCTCCGGTACGGCCTGATGGGGCTCCGCGAGCTCGGCGGGTACTGACCGAGCGCGGACACCCCGCGTCCAGAGGCACGGCGTACGACTGGCCTGTGAGAGAGTTCCTCCGCCGGATCGCGACGTGGTGGGAGTCCCGGGCCATGCTGCCCGGGCTGGTGGTGAGCTCCGCGGGCAGCCAGCGGGTGCTGCCCGAGTACAGCGCCGAGCAGGCGCTCTCGACCATCGCGCGGTTCCCCTGGGTCTGGGTCTGCGCGAACGCCGTGGCCTGGGACCTCGCAGGGCAGCCCCTCGTGGCGGTGCGGCGCCAGGGCAAGCGGCGCGACCTCGTGGACGACCCGGCGCTCGCGCTGCTGCGCAACCCATCGCCAGGCATGACCGGCACGCTGCTGTTCGCGCAGCTCTCTCTCGACCGCCAGGTCACCGGCAACTCCTACCTGTGGGTGCCCGGCCTCGCCGCCTGGCGCGCAGGCGTCGGCCCGTACCCCGTGCTGGCGATCCGCCTGCACCCGCACCACGTGGAGCTGCTCACCGGCAAGCTCGGTCTGATCTCCGCGTTCCGGTACACGGACACGTCGACCCCGTCCCGGGACGTCCACACGATCCCTGCTGGCGACGTGGTGTTCGTCCGGGGCACGAGCTGGCGCGACACCGCGCAGTCGGTGCTCGGCGAGTCGGTGGTCCGGTGCCTGCACGACGACCTCGTCACGAACCTCGCGGCCCGCGAGCTCGTGGCGGCGCAGGCGAAGACCGGTCGCCCCGACGTGTTCTTCTCGACCACCGGCCCTGTGGACGACAAGGTCCGCAAGGACATCCTCGGGCGCTGGATCGACGCCATGCGGTCCGGCATCGGCGCCATGGTGGTCGGGCACGGCGTCACCGCCACGCCGATCAGCTGGAACCCGAAAGACTTCCCCTTCGAGGCCCGCGACGAGAAGCTGCGCGACACCATCCTCGCGCTGTTCGAGGTCACCCCCCAGCGCGCGGGCCTGGTCACCGCGAACTACGGCACCGACCGCCAGCAGGCCCGCACCTACTGGTCCAGCATCGTCCGGAAGGCCTCGGAGTGGTCGGACGCGTTCTCCCAGCTCTGCGCCCCCGGCGTGCGCATCGAGCTCGACTTCTCGAACGTCGAGGCGCTGCAGGTCTCGTACTCCGAGCGCATGGCCCGCGTGCAGGGCTGGGCAGCGCTGGGAGCGGATCCGAACGAGGCCGCCGCGTACGAGGGCTTCGACGAGGCCCCGAAGATGCCGAGCAGCGCCGCGGGCTCCGGCGCCTCCACCGCGCCGCGCACCGAGTCCGAGGACGGGTACCAGGGCGACCGTCGCAGCCTCGAGCTCGCGGTCGGCGTGTACCTGCGCGGCGCTGCCGAGCGGTACACCGCCGCGGCCGGGGCCGACGCGTCCCTCCTGCAGCGCAGTGAGACGGCCATCCTGCGGGCGGTGCTCGAGCGCGGCGGCGTGACCGACGCTGCCCGGTGGGCCGACGAGTTCGCCGCCATCACCGACGAGGCCGTGCGCAGCGCCGGCGCCGACGTGTCGCTCCTCGAGCTGCGCGCCTTCGGCACCGACCGCGCCCGCCGCATCGCCGCCATGGTCGGCGCAAGGGAGGCCGCGTGAACGACGACGACGAGCTCGAGGCGCCGCCGCCGTGGGTCGCACGGTTCTTCCTGGGCGACGGGGACGACCTGGTCAACGCCTGGGAGGTGCGCGCCGGCGCGAGCGACGCCAACGCGCGCACCACCCTGTTCATCGCGTCCACGCCGGCCGAAGACCGCGCGCTCGACGTGGTGCGCCAGGACTGGCGGCTCGCGAACTACCGCAGCAACCCGATCATCCTGGACAACCACTACGGTGGTCGGGTGGTCGGGCGCGGCGAGAAGTCCAGCGTACCCGCGGACACGAAGAACCTCGAGATCCTGGTGCGCTGGGACCTCGAGAACCCCGACCCCCTGGTGCGCAGCGTCGGGCACCAGCACCTCTCGGGCTTCCGCTCCGCGGGATCGGTGGGCTTCCGCTCGGGCGCCATCACCCGCCGGGACAAGCTGCCCACCGACCACGAGGCGTACCGGACGCCGGCGAAGATGGCCACGCCGTGGGGCGAGTACGAATGGGCCGGCCTGCTCTACGAGAAGAACGAGCTCCTCGAATTCAGCTCGGCCTCGATCCCGATGAACCCGGGCGCGCTCCATCGCCCGTCGCGGGACGGCAGCGGGAAGGCCTTGGAGCTGAGCGAGCACCTGGCCACGCTCGACGACCCGCTGCTCAAGGCGATCACCGTCGCCCGTGAGACCACGCCCCGCCACACCTCCGACGAGCTCGTCGAGCTGGTGAAGCGCGACCAAGCCGCCCTCCGGAAGGTCGTCGGCTGGTTCGAGTCCCGCCCCGCCGACCCACCGGCACCACCACCGGCCCGCCGCGCTCTGCTCGGTGACGGCCTCGACTTCCTCTTTCCCTCCGGAGCGACGCCATGACCGAAGCCGAGATCAAGGCCCAGCGCGAGAAGCTGACGGCCGACCTGGAGGCCATGAAGGCCAACGGGACCGCGAACGCGACGGCCATCGCCGCCGTGCAGACCTCGCTCGCCGACCTCAACCAGAAGATCGCGCAGCTCAACCTGGCGACGAACCGGTCCTCGGAGGGCGAGCACGGCGAGAGCTCGTTCTACACCTACGTGAACCCGGAGCACGTCAAGGCGAACGCCCACTGCTACGTGAAGCAGGAGACCGGCGGGAACGCCGTGGTGCGCCTGATCGGCCACAAGACCGAGCGCGGCCAGGGCTTCGTGTTCGGCCTGGTGGACGACCCCAACCCGCTCGACGCCTCGCAGCGCCACCTGCAGGTGGCCGTCGAGAAGCGCGGCCTCGTCCGCCGGATCCTGTCGGCCGCGCGCAAGCTGCCGATCGACAGCCCGGACCTGTGGACCCCCCGCTGCGACTGGGAGGTCGACCGCGCCCTCCGCGCCCTGCCGGCGCCCATCGCGCGCATCTTCTCGAACTCGTCCGGCGTCGGCTCGGCGTTCATGCCGACCCGCACCAGCCCCGAGTTCGAGCGCGAGGTGCTGGCGCAGAACAACATGTCCAGCATGTTCGACGTGATGGACCACCCGGGCGGGACGCTCAAGCTCCCGTACCTGTCCGGCCACCTGCAGGCGTTCGCTCGTGCGGTGCCCAGCAGCGACGACCCGTCGAACGACACCAAGTCGAGCCTCGGCGACGGCGAGGACAGCGTGACCGTGGGTCACACCGCGGTCGCGGCCCAGGTCGATCGGGACGCCGAGGAGGACGCCATCCTCGCGATCCTCCCGATGCTGGCGAGCGACATGGCGGGCGCGATGGCGTTCGCCGACGACAACACCAACGTGAACGGCCATGTCGCCGGGTCGCAGGATGCGCTGGCGTCCTGGAACGTTCGGGGGCGCCTGGCGGTCATGACGAACAACACGGCCCACCAGCTCCGCCGGTGGGAGGGCTTCCGTCGCCGCGCGATCAGCGGCTCGAAGGCCGCCACGCTGAACAGCGCCCAGACGCTCGCGGGGGTGATGTCGATCGTCAACACCCTCGGCGTCGAGCAGCTGATGGACTCCGACGGGCAGAGCAAGATCGTGATCCTGATGAACCCCGAGTGGTTCTTCAAGAAGGGCATCCAGCTCTCCGACTTCTCGACCTACGACAAGGTCGGAGCCATCGCTGCGGTGCTCAGCGGCAAGATCGGCAGCACCACCCAGTTCGGGCTGCCGAACCAGGTCGGCTACCTGTACAACCGGTTCCCGGTCTGCCTCTGCTACGCCCTCACCGCCGACCTGAACGCGAGCGGCGTCTGGGACAACACCACCACCGACCGCACCGGCGTCCTCGTCGTGGACCGGTCGACCTACCACCAGTGGCTGCGCCGGGGAGCGACGGTCGAGCAGGACGTCGAGATCCGGAACAACACCGTCACCGTGGTGGGCCGGAAGCGGAACACCTTCCGCGCGAAGCGCCTCGCCAGCACGCAGGCCGTCGCGGCCTTCGGCTACAACCTCACCCTGACCTGAGCGGCGGCGCGCCAAGCGCGCCCCGTTCGCGGAGGCCGTCATGGGCCGAAGCACCCGCGCCACCGCCCCCGTGGCGGAGACGAAGCCTGCCCCGCCCCTGGTCGAGGACGCGTCACCTCGAGGGGTGGTCGACGCGTCCACGTCCGCCGCCGAGCCCGCCCCGAAGCCTGCGCCCGCCCCGGAGCCTGCGCCCGCCCCGGAGCCTGCCCCGCCCCTGGTCGAGGACGCGTCACCTCGAGGGGTGGTCGACGCGTCCACGTCCGCCGCCGAGCCCGCCCCGAAGCCTGCGCCCGCCCCGGAGCCT